TGGGGGCGCGACGATTACCGCTGTCCGACGAAGCGTGGACGATCCGCTCGACGCCATCCACGACACCAAGGCCGGGCTGGATGATCCGGTCGAGGACATCTACGCATGACCCGACCCGGCATCCGTTGGTCGCGGGAGTGGGGCTTAACTTCGAGGGGTGAACGATGAGTGAACTGTTTCAAAACATCATTGACCGATGGAACGGCTACACGCAGGCCGATGTGGATTCGCTCATTGCGAAGATGCGAAGCCCCGAAGCTAGGCGGTCTGACGGGATTATTTCGCTATCGCATGGCGAGTTCCGAGCGCTGGTAGGGCTGAACCGACCGTTCAGGCCTCTGCCAGCAACGCCAATCGGTGAGGCCAAATGATCGGCCTAGTGTGGGTGCGTCAGACTATCTCGAAACGAAACGGGGCAATTTCCATCATGGTCGGACGACCGCGAAAATCAGGACGACGCCAGCCAAACGGGCAACTGGCGAGGGGCTACGTCAATCCGAAGGCTCAGGTCTGTGCTCAGCCGCATCGATTGCTGGTCATGGCGAAATACCGGGATCGGCCGGAAGCGGAATCCAATTTTGGGCGGTCAATGCTGCGGCAAGTGATCACCCCGGCGCAGTATGCCGCTGGAATGGCATTTGCCGAGCTTGCGGCGGCTTTCTGTGCGGTTTACGACATTCCTAGTCCTCACCCTCACGCGATAGATTTAACGCGCGTGGGAGTCTCGCAGGGCCGGGAAATGGCCCCTGAGATTGCCGAGCGGATCAAGGTTAGATACCGCCGCGCATTCGAGGCGTGCTGTGAGGCTGGCGACAAGGCTCAGCGCGCGGTGAAGGATCACGCGGTGATCGATCGCGCGGTGTCCGACTTCGGCGCTATCGACCTATTGCGAGCCGGGCTCGACAAACTTGTCCACCATTTCGGTATTGACCCTGCGCTGCCGCTTGACAGACGTTCGCGAATAACAGAATCTCGCACTTAATGCAGATGACGAATTGCGCCCGGAGGCTCAGCTTCTCGGGCGCTTTTGATTCTCGAGGCCTACGCTCCCCGGTCCGGTAGAGTTGGGAGCCCATGCTGACCGCTCATTCTTGAGCTGCCTGACGAGCCGATTGGCGAAATGCGAAAGCATCGCTTAGGCCCTCCCTAGGTCAGTTGGTTGGAGGGGCAAGCCGGACAACTAACCACACACCCCGCCCCGACAGGCGGGGTTTCGTTTTGAAGGACAGCGAATGGGCGAAGTCGTCGAATTCCGCACCAAGCGCCTGACAGGGTTTATCCCTGAACAGCCGGACGGCAATTCGAAAGACAAGCAGAACCGCGCGTTCTGGAAGGGCCAGAGCGAGGATACAGCGCCGAGCGAATATCGCGCGCCGGATGAGGATGGAGCGTGATGTTTCGGCATCACCTTCAAAAGGTTGAGTATTTTCAAAATGGCAGGCGTTAAAGGCCGTTCAGGCACCAACAAAGGCAAGGACAAACCCTTCGCAGATGCGCTCCGCATGGAGATTGCCGCTGCCGGTGAGGATCACAAAGCGTTGCGAGCCATCGCGCGCAACCTGATCGATTTGGCGCAAAAGCCTGACATCGCCGCATTGCCTGCGATCAACGCGATTGCCGACCGTTTGGACGGGAAGCCCGCGCAAGAATCCACGGTGACCATTGACGATAAACGAGATGCCACGGATTGGACCAGAGACGAACTGGTCGCCTTCCTCCGTGACTCCGCATCAGATCGCACGCGAGCTTCTGAGGCGGAAGGACGCGGAAGAGAGCCTGATAGCATTCACTGAGTACACCTTTCCACGATACCGCACGGCCAAACACCATCGGATTATTGCCGAGCAATTGGAGCGGGTCGCGAGAGGTGAGGTTGACCGGCTGATGCTGCTTGTGCCGCCGAGGCACGGCAAGTCGGAACTAGCCTCGATCAGGTTGCCTGCGTGGTTCTTGGGGCGACAGCCTCACAAGCAATTCTTGTCGGTTTCGGCAACGGAAGGTTTGGCATCAGACTTTGGACGCGCGGTCAGGAACACGATCAGCAGCCCGGAATATCGGGCAATCTTCGACACCAGGCTTTCGGAGGACAGTCAAGCCAAGGGCAAGTGGCACACGTCGGCTGGTGGAATTTACTATGCGCTGGGCATTGGTGGCTCTGTTCTTGGTCGTGGTGGCGACTGCATTCTTATCGATGATCCGTATGCCTCGATGCAGGACGCGCTCTCGGAACTGACACGCAAAAACGTGTGGGATTGGTATACAGGCACGGCCTACAACCGGTTGATGCCGGGCGGCTCGATTGTCGTCATCAATCACCGGATGCATGAGGACGACCTTTGCGGGCGTCTACTGGCACAGCAAGCGGCTGGCGGCGACCGATGGGAGGTTGTTGACCTTCCTGCGATTAACGATGCCGGCGAAGCGCTATGGCCGGACGCTTACCCGCTAGAGACGCTAGAGCGGATAAGGAAGAACACGCAAGCGCGCTTTTGGTCCGCGCTCTATCAGCAGAAGCCAGCACCAGAGGAAGGTGACTACTTCAAATCGGAGTGGTTGAGGCCATACGAGAAAGCGCCGGACCTCAAGACGCTGCGGGTTTACGGCGGATCGGATTACGCGGTCACAGCGGACGGCGGTGACTACACGGTTCACGCGGTTGTCGGGCTCGACCCGGAAGGCCGCATGTATTTGCTGGATCTATGGCGCAAGCAGGCGGCATCCGACGTTTGGGTTGAGGCGTTTTGTGATCTCGTCGTGAAGTGGAAGCCGGTTGGCTGGGCTGAGGAACAAGGGCAGATCAAATCGGGCGTTGGGCCATTCCTTGATCGGAGGCAGCGCGAGCGGCGCGCCTATGTGGCGAGAGAGCAGTTTCCGACGCGCGGCGACAAGGCGGTGAGAGCGCAGTCCATTCGCGGTAGGATGGCGCTGGAAGGGCTCTACGTCCCGACCAGTGCGCCTTGGTACCCCGATCTGCGGAGCGAGCTATTGAGCTTCCCAGCCGGTAAGCATGACGATCAGGTGGATGCCTTGGGGCTCGTGGGGCAGTTGCTGGACAAGATGCTGTCAGGAACGAAACCAAAGCCGACGCAGCCGGTCCTCCGCGACCGTTGGGACAAGGTTGAGAGCAGCGATGCTGATTGGAAAACGATCTGATGGCTGACGAAACCGAGATCATGTCCGGCGACGGCAAGCTGGACGTTGGCGATCTCTGCCGCATGTTTGAGGAAAGCGAGGACGCGACCTATACCGCGCGCCATGAATCCGAGCGCGACCGCGACTATGTGGACAACAAGCAACTGACTGCCGACGAACTGGAAACGCTGAAAAAGCGCGGTCAGCCTCCGGTGATCGATAATCGGATCAAGACGAAGATCGATTATCTGGTTGGCTTGGAGAAGCAACAGGGTGTCATGCCCAAGGCGATGCCGCGCACGCCGGTTCACGAAAGCGATGCGGACGCGGCAACGGAAGCGCTGCGGTATGTAGCGGAGGAACAGGACTACGCCGCCAAGCGGTCGGGCGTCTGGCGCAATCTGCTTGTTGAGGGCATGGGCGGCATCGGTGTTTCGGTTGAGCAGGCGGTTGATCATCAGGGCCGCCCGGGCATCGAGATAAAGCTCCGTCGCGGCGCATGGGATCGGCTGTTCTTCGATCCGCATTCGAGCGAGACCGATTTTGAGGACGCGGGCTATAAGGGCCTTGTGACGTGGATGGATTACGACGACGCCTTGGCGCTGTATCCTGACGCCAAGGATATTCTAGACGTTACGCTGAGCGGCGCACCGTCCGAGACATACGACGACAAACCGAAGTTCAGCCTGTGGGCCGACAAAAAGCGCAAGCGTGTTCGCATCTGCCAGATTTGGATCAAGCGCGACAATCAATGGCACTTTGCCGAGTTCACGAAGGGCGGGATTCTCAAGGCTGGACCGTCGCCGCATGTGACGGACAAGGGCGAGAGCGACGACGAACTGGTGTTGCAGGCGGCCTATAAGGACCGCGACAATAACGTGTTCGGCCTTGTGCGTGAGATGATCTCGCTGCAAGACGAGATTAACAAGCGTCGGTCGAAGGGCCTGCATCTACTCAACGTGTCGCAGGTTGTCTATGAGGACGGCGCGGTTGACGACATCGCTGAGTTTCATCGCCAGTCGGTTCGCGCTGACGGGAAGATGAAAGTCAATCCTGGGGCGCTTGCGGAAAAGCGCGTCCAGTTTAACACGCGCGAGGATTTGGCAGCGGCTCACTTCCAGCTATTACAGGAGGCAAAGAACGCGATCGATCTGAAAGGGCCGAACGCGACGGAAATGGGCGACAAGACGCAGGGTTCAAGCTCTGCATCGGGCAAAGCCATCATCGCCAGCCAGCAGGGCGGCATGATCCAGATTGGCGACCTGATGGACGCGTTGCGTCATCTCGACAAGCGGGTATTTCGCAAGATTTGGTATCGTGTGCGGCAGTATTGGACCGCCGAAAAGTGGATTCGTGTCACCGACGACGAAGAGAACATCAAGTGGCTCGGCGTTAACGTTGATCCGCAGCGGGTGCAGATGCTGGCGCAACAGAACCCCGAGGCCGCACAGAAGATCGCGGGCGCTGTCGGCAATTTGGCCGAACTGGATTGCGACATCATCATCAACGATGCGCCGGACAGTCTGACGCCGCAGCTTGAACAGTTCCAGTCGCTTGTGGAGTTGAAGAAGTTCGACGCGCAGAATGAAATTCCATTCCGCGCTATCGTCAGCGCCATGCCGAACTTGAAGGACAAGCAGACCTTCCTCAAGTCGATGGACGAAGCGCAGCAGGGCAAGGGGCAGGCGCAGCAGGCGGCGCAACAGCTTGAAATGCGCGGTGCCATGGCAAAGGTGAGCGACGTTGAAGCCAGCGCCAAGCTCAAGCAGGCGCAGTCCGTCAAGACGCTGGCCGAGATCGGCATGGACGCTCAGGGCCAACCACAGCAGGCAGAGCAGCCAGAACCATACGCGGCCGAGAAAACCGTAGCCGAGATTGAAAAGCTATTGGCCGGGGCCGCACAATCGCGCGCAGCCGCGCACAAGACAACCGTGGAGGCCGATCTGGCGCCGTATCAAGCGGTGCATCAGGCCAGCATGGATCGACAGAATTTTGAGCAGGGCATCGCTGATCGCGAGGCTGACCGGAAGTTGGCCGCGCGTAAGCCTGTCGCTGCTTAATTCATCCCGTCGCCGGGGTTACGGGCGTTCGAGACCAGTCTCGTTAAACATGGGGTGCCGCCGATCTTCGGGCGTTTGTGACCTAGCACAGAAACAGGATTGACCATGGATACACTGGACAACATCTTGTCCGGGCCCGGCGATGCCGTGTCCGACCAGACCTCGACGATTGAGGAAGTGACGCAGGCTGCAACCGAAGGCCAGTCGGCCGACGATCAGCAGCAGATCGATGCCGAAGGGCAGGAAGGCCAAGAGCAGCGCCAGACTATGGTGCCGCATGAGGCGCTTCATGCCGAGAAACAGAAGGTCAAGCGTTACACGGAAGAGGTTTCAGAGTTTCGACGCACCAACGAGGCGCTACAGCGTCAGGTGGCCGAACTACTGCAACGTGTTCCGATTCCGAAGAAGGAAGAGGCCGCAAAGCCTGATTGGTTTGAGAACCCGGACGCCGCAACGCAGCACGCCGTGCAGCAGAGTGTCGATCCGCATTTTCAGCGCATCAATCAGACGTTGCTCGCGAATGCTCAGTTGGTCGCCAGCGTGAAATACGGCGACGACAAAGTGGAAGCCGCAGACAAGGCTTTCATGGAGGCTGTGAATAGCGGGAAGATCGATCCAGTGGAATACCAGCGGGTCACAAGCTCGCCAAACATCTTCGCGGCCGCCGTGCAATGGCATCAGCGCCAACTCGCGCAGGCTGAAATCGGTGACGATCCGTCCGCCTATCGGGCCAAGGTCGAAGCCGAGATTTTGGCGAAGTACGGCATTCAACCCGGCACACAGCAGCAGGCGCAACCCGGCCAGCAGGCCGCGCCAGCGGTGATGCCGTCGAATATCGCGGGGGCTCGTAACGTCGGCACCCGATCCGGTCCGGCGTGGTCCGGACCTCCATCGTTACAGGACATCTTCGCTCGCAACTAAGCCGCCTCCGGGCGGCTTTTTTAATGGGCCGGTGTCCTCCATCAAGAGGATGACCTTCCAATGGCTGACACTCGTGTTGCCTCCGGTCTCACTGTCGAACAGTGGGATTCCAAGTATTTCACCGAATACCTCACCGAAAACCGCTATGCGGGCGAGATGGGGACCAATGAGAACTCCATCATCCAGGTGAAGGAGAATCTTGCGAAGAAGCCGGGCGACCGGATCAACTTCGCCCTCGTCAACAAGTTGACGCAGGATGCCATCACCGGCCGCGATGTGCTGGAAGGCAACGAAGAGGACATGGCGTCCCGTTCGTTCGAGGTGGCCGTTGACAAGCGCCGCAACGCGGTTCGTGTCGCGGAAATCGACGAACAGTTCTCCGCCATCGCCCTCCGCGAGGCCGGCAAGTCGGTGCTCAAGGATTGGTCGCTCAAGGACACCGAGCGTCTGATTTCGAAGGCGCTGGGCCGGATGAGCAACGGCACGGCTTCGGTTGATATGACCGTCGCCGCCATCACGGCGGACGGAGGCACTGTGGCCGACGTTTGGTTGCAGAACAACAGCGACCGCGTGTTCTTCGGCAACAGCGCCTATGCCGCGACTTCCGGCGATCTGTCGTCTGGCCTTGCCACCCTCACCAAGGGCACGGCGGCCGAACTGCTGACGACCGCGAACCTCGACACGATGAAGTTCATCGCGTTGAACCGGGCCAATCCGAAGATTCGCCCGATCCGCACCGAGAAAAACGGCCGGCATTACTTCATCGTCTACGCTCACCCGCTGGCGTTCCGCGACCTCGCGTCAAGCTCTGCCATGCAGCAGGCGCAGCGTGAGGTTCGGCTGGAAATGGAGAACAACCGCCTGTTCAAGGGCGGCGATCTCTACTGGAACGGAATGATCATCAAGGAGGATTACGACCTCTACGATTATTCCACCCTGACCGGCTTGGGCGATACGTCAACCGTCGTGCCTGCGTTCCTCTGCGGCGCTCAGGCGGTCGCAGCGGCGTATGCGAAGCGCTGGACCTCGAAGGAACAGACCTTCGACTACGGCGACAAGCGCGGCGTTGCCATCGAAGCCATCTACGGCATCGACAAGATGCGGTTTGGCACCGCGTCGGGCAACGATACCGGCACCCCGAAGGACCACGGCGTTGTGACTGGCTTCTTCGCCAGCTCGACCGACGCGTAAGGAGAAGCGACAATGGCTATCGGAACTGTCACCTCCGCGCAGGCTGCCACTGGCAAGCCTGTTGCGGGCCACGGCTTTGCGGGCAACCTCAAGGTCGCTTACGGCACGTACAACATCGGCTCTGCCGTCGCGCAGAACGACGTGATCCAGATGTGCCGTACTCCGAAGGGCGCCGTCATTCTCGACGTGGCAATCTTTGGACAGGATATCGACACCGGCACGGAAGCGCTGGACTTCGACGCTGGCTATGCGGCGAATGGCGTCGATGCGGCTGATACCGATGCATGGGGCGTGTTCGTGAACGTCACTGGCGACGGCATCGGCAACGACACGGTCGGCGTTCGACTGTTCGGCAATGGTGTGCTGGCGTCGGGCGGCCCGAAGGCTTTGAATGCGGAAACCCTGCATCAGATCACCTTCAACGCCGCAGCCAACGCGGGCGGTACCGGCCGGCTGAATATGCTGGTTTATTACATCGTACCGTAAGGCCGCATCATGACCAAAACGAGCGCCAACATTATCGCTGACGCGCTCGACCTTCTCGGGCGCGGACCTGGCGTCGGTCAGGCCGTGCCCGTTGAGGACTACAAGACGATGGAGGGGTTCATCGGACCTCTCTATCGCCAGTTGTCGCGCAAGGGCGTGGTGACAATCGGCAATTACGAGGACTTGCCGGAGGAAATTTACATTCCTTTGACGTGGTTGCTCGCGAACGCGGCTGCTCCGAAATACGACATGCCGCAGAGCGCGGACGGACAACGTGAGCAGGAGCAGGAAATCCGGCGCATCCTCGCGGTGCAGCCGACATACGAAACGCTGCGGGCTGAATACTTCTGATGCCTCCGCTCCCCATCCCGCTCCCCAAGTCCACATTCCCCGGACAGCGAGCGCAGGACGGCCGTGGCATTCTGACGAACTGCTACGCGGAGCCTGACGGAGACGGCGGCGAGGCGCGGTGGCGTCGTGTTGCTGGATTGAAGCCGTTCGGCACGGCGGCGAGCGGCGAGTTTCGCGGTCGCATTGCTGTACCGGGCGCGCTCTATGCGGTGTTCGGCACGAAGGTCTATCGCTACACGGCGTCGGGTGGAGTTGGCGAGGCGCTGATCGGGTCTGTGCCGGGCGAGCGTCCGGTGATAATGGCGCGGAACAACGCGACGATTCCAGACGTGGTGATTGTCGCTCCGGGCGATGGCGTGTTCGTCATTTCGGGCAATTCGGTTGTCGAATATCCCGACACGGACGTTGGGCAGCCGAACTCGGTCTGTGTGTTCAAGACGTTCTTTATTTTCAGCTACGGCGACGGGACGGTACGGGCCTCGAGCCCAAATTCGACCGATATCAACACGCTGGATTATGCGACGGCGGAATACAAGCCAGACACGTTGCTTCGCGTTGTCCCGGCTGGCGGTGTGTTGCTGGCGTTTGGATCGTCCTCGATTGAGGTGTGGGGCGGCGCGGTCAATGATCCGCCCGGCTTTCCGTTCAGCTACATGCAGGGCATTGATCGCGGCCTGATCGGGCTCTACGCGCTGTCCGGTTATGAGGACGGTTTCGGCGGCGGAATCATCTTTGTTGGAGACGATTGCGGCGTCTATCAGTTCGCCAGCGGATCACCGTCCAAGATCAGCCCGCCCGATCTGGACGTGTTGATCGGCAAGGTTCAGGACAAATCCTCAATTGAGGTAACGACATTCGCGGACAGCGGGCATCTGTTTGCCGTGGTGCAATGCGCCGATTGGTCGTGGACCTTCGATCTGAATACGCAGAAATGGCATCTGCGACGGAGCTACTTGCAAAAGCGCTGGCGGGCCACGCAAGCCGTGCAGGCATTCGGCAAGTGGATCGTTGGCGACACGTTGACCAGCGCGCTTGCTGTGATCGACGCCGGAACGCGCAAGGAGTTTGGTGACGCACTGCGGTACACGGTTGAGACGGGACCGGCGAAGAACTTCCCATCACGGCTGCGGATTAATCGCGTCTTTGTCTACATGACCGTTGGCGCGGGCGTTGCGACGGGTGAGGACCCGATAGAGACGGACCCGATCTTGGAGATTGAATGCTCGCTTGACGGCGGCCTGACGTGGAGCATCCCGCGTCTTGTGCCGATTGGACGGCAGGCCATTGGGCGGCAATCGGTCGCTGCAAACAATTTCGGCCACGCGACCGGGCAAGGCGTGCGCTGGCGGTTTTCGGTATCTGATCCGGTTGACGTGCTGTTGATGGCGGCTGCGATGGAAGCGCGGGAGTTGCGGGCGTGACCACGTTTCGCCCGATGCCGACCGCAGGCGAGCCGTGGTTCGGCCCTGATGGGCGGCCGTTGCAGTATGAGTATCTGTTCGGGCTGGACAAGGCGGCGCGTGATGGCGGTGCTGTAGGACCAGCAGGACCACAGGGGCCGCAAGGCGAACAGGGCGAGCAAGGTCCGCAAGGGCCAGCGGGGCCGACCGGCGCGACAGGTGCAACGGGCGCTGCCGGTGCGACGGGAGCCACGGGAGCGACAGGCCCGGCGGGGGCGGATGGACAAGGCGTCCCCACTGGCGGCACCACGCATCAATTGCTGGTCAAGACCAGCGCCACCAACTACGCGACCACTTGGTACAACAACGCCGATTTACTGGCTGAGACGATTTACGGCGCGACGGGGAAATCTACGCCGGTCAACGCAGACGTGCTCGCCCTGCTCGATAGCGCGGCTTCCTATGTCACCAAAAACGTTACTTGGTCGTCGATCAAAACGGCGCTCTCGGCGCAGTTCGCAGTCGGAACCGTCTCGCAATCGGGCGGCGTCCCGACCGGCGCGGTTATCGAATCCGGATCAAATTCAAACGGCAATTGGGTTCGCTTTGCGGATGGCACGCAGCTTTGCTGGGGAGCGGGCACGCGGACTGACATTGCGCTGACCGCTTACGGCTCTCTGTACGAGGGCGATTTTAGCGTGACGTTCCCGGTGGCGTTTTCTGCCGCGCCCGTCGCGATCTTGGCGGGCTGTTACCCCTCGGGCAATCGGGCTTGGGGTGGATGTGTCACCACTTCGACGACTGGCGCGCTCTTTTCCGCATTCGATGTGACGGCTCGCAGCTTGGGAACGTCGTTCAACGTTTCCTGGTTCGCAAGTGGCCGCTGGTTCTAGCGAGGCGATCTGATGGGACTCTTCGATATTTTCACGGGTGACGCTGCGAAGAAAGCGGCGGAAGAAAACCGCCAGAACCTGAGCGGCCTCCTGACCAAGGGCACGGACATCTATGGTCAGGGCTACAACACCGCGAGCGGCGCGCTCAACAATGCGCTGGGTGGCTATCAGCCGTTGTCCGATCTTGCCGGCCAATATGGCGCTGGCACAACGATGTATCTCAATGCTCTTGGCCTCAATGGTCAGGCGGGTAATGATGCAGCAACGGCGGCATTCCAGACCAGCCCCGGTTATCAGTTCAATCTCGATCAGGGGTTGGAGGCGATCAATCGGCGGCGCGCAGCCGGTGGGATGCTGAACTCTGGCAACGCCGACGCCGACGCGATCAAGTTCGGTGGCGGCCTTGCGAGCGGTGAATACAACAACTGGCTGAACAATCTGTCCGGCCTGAACAGCAACGCGCTTGCCGCGACGAACGCCGCTGCGGCCGGAAAGGCGGGCGTCTATGGCTCGCTCGCCAATCTTGGGCAGCAAAACGCCAGCAATCTGGTTGGCCTGAACAAGTACACGACCGAAGGCATCAACAACCAGAACACACAGCAGGCCAATGCCGAAACGGCGGCTTCCGGCAATATCTTCAATTTCGGTATGAACCTCGCCAAACTCGGCGCGGGGCTCTGAGGTCGCGCCATGGCTGAACTCACCGTTCCGATGCTCAATTTTTCGACGTTGGGCGATCTTGGGAATGTTTATCGTGAGACGCAGAACCGTCGCACCTTGGCCGATCTCGGCAAGGGGCTCGCTGATGGATCGATCGATTACAAGCAGGCGGCGGGACGGTTGGCATCGACCGGGAATATCAATGGCGTCGTGTCGCTGTTACAGCTAGGCCAGAAGCAACAGGAGAACGCGGCGGCGTCTGCGGCAATCAATCGAGCGGCCGATGCCGCGTTTGGTGGACAGGCCGCCCCAACGCCATCCGGCCCGACTGTGCCGAACGACAGCAATGCGATGCCCGGCACTGTCGGCATGAACCAGCGTCTTGCTGATCTGTCACAGGATTTCATTCAAGACAATCCCGGCACGTCACTGAGCAGCGGCGTTCGCTCGACGGCTGATCAGGCGCGGCTCTACGCGGATCGCGCGAACAATCCGAATCCGGTTGCTCCTCCCGGCACGTCGCGCCATGAGCGCGGCCTCGCCGTCGATATCGGCGGCATGAATGCCGATCAGCGCGCGATGCTGCCGCAGTACGGGCTCGCACAGCCGGTGGCGAACGACCCGCCGCATGTCGAGTTGGCGCAAGCCGCATCGGCACCGGCTATCGGCCGGATTGATCAGACCGGCCCGACGCGCGAACAAATTGCGGCGCTCGCTGCCAACCCTGCCACCCGTCCTCTCGCCATCGATCTGCTAAAGGCGAAGATGACGGGCGCGAAATTCAAGCAGGAAACCGACGCAGACGGCAATATCTGGAACGTCAATCTGACGAATGGCCAACGGACGATTGCGCTCAAGGGGAGTGAGGCAAAGAACGGCGGCCTAATCACGCTGGGCGCAAACAGCGAAGTTTTCGATCCGAAAACGCGAACGGTCGTTCACAAGAACGAAATTTCACGTAACGCACTTCTTGACGAGGAGACAACGGCGGCGATGGCCCAGCAGTAT